CTCTCAACAGATAATCAAAGATAAACGGTCTTTGATTCATCTGCAATCGCCGTCGGTTGCCTAAAACCTAGGCGACCGACGTAAAAGATCCTGTTTTGTGGTATCGGAGTATCCGCAGCAGACTAAAACTCCAAGGCCCTTTGTGGCAGCAGGCGTAGCGAACCAATCTACGAAAGTGGCCGTACCCATCGGCCCGCCCGCTAAATTTTCCCCTTCTTCTTTTTCCATAGTCTACCCTCGGCTGTTACATCGTCGCGAACCTTACTCCTTCTTGCACCTTCTCGACTCCCCCGAAGATGGGGTTGATTCGACGAGTGCAAGCAGTGGTGAGGAGGTTGCAGATACAATGGCAGTACACTCGCGAGTGCCGCCGGGCGAACCACCCTTCTGGGGTAGCCGTCCCTCAACCGTACCCCGCGCCCGTCGCTTCCGTCGACGAGTTGCGGAGTTACGTGTCGACGGCCATCCCGAAAGTGGTGGAGCGCATCGAACAGATGGCGTCACAGTTGCACACCACGCACGCTACCGCGTCCCGAGCCGTCGGGTCCGTCGCCGCATGGGTAAAGACGCAGTGTGCCCGGGTGAGCTCGGTGGGTTGGGTTCTGTGGAACCTCCCGCTGTGGCCGCTCAGGTTCGTGCGTGAACACCTTGTTGGCGCCCCTCGAGTGGTCCTCGAAGCGGAGGATGCCAGCCCCACCCCCCCGCTCCCGCGCCCCCCGCCAGACCTAGTGCGGAACGGCCCAGCCATGAAACCGCTCGGCCCGATACACCAGGTTGTCATGTCCGCCCAACTGCCGACCGATGAAGTGAAGCAGTGGGTGGCCACCGTTCGAGAGAACGTGGTGCAGTACGCCACGACGGCCGTTGGCCGAGTGGTTGTGCTTGGGGGCCCTGGGAGTGAGAGTGAGGAAGTGCGAGTCATCTCTGCCCCGGGAGAGGCAGTGGTGGGTGCAGAAGGTGTTGTGCCGTGGCCCGGCAGTGAGGAGGCCTTACTGGTGATGTTGCGTGCCTGGCGGGGCGAGGCTCCGCTCGCCCTCGTGATGGTAGGTACCAGTGCGTTGGTGAGTGATGTTGCGCTTGTAGCCATAGCGGCCGTAGCCGCTGTTGTGGTAGTCGCTGATATCCGCCTACCGGCCAGTGGCCGATTTGTGGATAAAGGTGGCAACACACTGGCTGCCTGGCGCCCGCATGCCACCCACACAGGGCTTACCTACACTCGCCCGGGTGAACAAGTCCATCTCATAGGCGCCCGAGCTCCGCGCTTGTGGCAGCCCGGGTTTATCGAGGTGGGTGGCACCTATGCTGTGGTAGAACGTTTGATCGTTCACCCGGTGTGGGACGTCTATGCCATCCGCCAGCCGTACAGCCGGCACGAGTTCGCGCTTGATTCACGTGTGGGTGTTGCTACCTACGCCTGGGACCGTACCATTCACGTTCAGGGTTACAACGTGCTGGTGCGGTGTGGCGAGGAGTACACCTACTGCGTTGTTGATGACGCGCTCGGCCCGCTGGCATACGGGGCCATCGCTAACGACGCTGCTGCCCGCTCTGGCGCGGCCACGATGGTCCGGTCTCTGGAACGAGTGTTGGCAGGTGATCATACCGCTCGTGCTGACCTACTCGCGCGCATGCGCGTGGGGGGTTTCAGCAGTGAGGTAGTCACACCTGACCTCCACCTGTACGGTGCAGGGGCCCTTGCGGTCTCCACCGACATGGTGCGGGGTAGTGATCCTGTCCAACTGGCCCGTGCCGTCGCTCAGGCGACACGGGGTGCGCAGTCGTGGTCAGAGTGGCTGCGAGGGCTCTTGTGGCAGCAAGCCGTTGTTGCGGCGCGCTGTACACGTGGCGTGCTGGTGCCGGTGTTGACCGTTACGGTCACCCATGTACAGGCTATGCCAGAAGAGAGTTATCAGGTCCACTCGGCGGCGGTGTGGAAGATACGACCGGTTGCGTCAACGGCGCATCAAGCCGGTCTCTCCATCGCCACCATCAGCAACACGACTGCAGCCGGGCTGAACATGTTCGCCCTCAGCGCCGCGGTGCTCAAACGCCAGTTGCAGCCGCGCGTTGACCCTGCCGATCCCGATGGTGTTGCCGATTACATGGCAGTGTACATTCGCATGTACGTGACCAGTGTAATTAGGGAAGCCCGCCTACTCCCGGACGCTTTTGCGACTCTCTGGGATGTAGTGTCGGTGTACCCCGTCAGCATGCAGAAGGTGATAGTAGAGGCCCGCGCGGCGTACACGCGGTATGTCGGCGCTGACCCGGTCACGTTGCGGGTGGTCCCACCCCCTGCGCAGCTTACCGCGTTCCAGAAGACGGAATGCGGGGCCACGCAGGCTAGGGTTCATTTCCCATGACCTGGTGACCCGGTCGGTGCAAGCGCAAGTGTGTAAACCCGTGGAGGTAGCCATTTTGGCTACCCGCGAGTGGATCATCAGCGCTGGCACAGAGCTTGACTACCGTGGGTGCCTCCCCCTGCATATGGTGAAAGGACTGCCGCCGGTTGCTGTACCGTCATACATCACCAACGTCTTGGAGCGTGCCTACCCGGGTGCCTTGGACGGTTGGTATGCGTATGATACGGACTTTGGGCGGTTCGACGGCAGCATTGGGGTAGTTTTGCTGAAGGCTCAACGCGCGTTGTACCGTGCTTACGACGATGACGATCTGGGGCGGTATGCCTCGGATGTCATGCAGTCATGTGAACGGTGGAAGGCATTCACGCGCTGCGGCATAGTGTTCGCGAGTGACGGCACACGTCGCTCCGGGTCGTATGATACGAGTACAGGGAACAGCCTCATCAACCATGCCACAGTCATGTGGGTGCATGGTGTGTTGATGGAGCGGGAGGGTCGCCACCGGGTTCCGGTGCGCCGCCACGTCGCCCACTTTGTTGAGGGCGACGATGGTTTCGGCTTGATTGACCCCCGCTTCGTCCCGGACAAGACAGCGTACGCGGTGGCGTTTGCCCGCGTTATGCTCGAGGAGTTCGGTCTGGAGGTGAAGTTCAACTGGAAATGCCTGGAGCGTGAGACTGTCGAATTCGTTGGGAACACCATGTGCGTAGTGCCGCGCCGACCGCGCGCTGAGCACACGGGAGACCCCCGTCAACTCGCCACTGTCACCACTCGCAACTTGCCTTGCGCGGTTGGTGCCGTCTCGGGAGCCACCTGCCCGGTCGGGCATGTGGTGACCCTGGGCGGCCACTGCGCGTGCTCGATGCGGGTGATCACTGTGGTGATGAGTTACCAACATGCCGAAGAGTTTGAGATACCCGCCAGTGTGGTCGGGGAATTGCACTTCGGTGAGTGCCACGTGGAGGGTCCAGGGTGGGAGTGCGTAGCGCGGCTTGCCGCGCCCGGTTCACTCACCACCCTTTCCCTGCCCCGTGGGAAAGTGTGGAACGCCATGTCTGACTTGGTGGTGCGGTGGGATGGCCGACCGGGGCGTGTGGCCCTGGTTGTACACCTCGCCGTGCCGGCGTGCCCGTACTGGCTCTGGGTTGATGAGCCCCTTGCTGATCAGGTTTATTATCCGAAGTTGACGGGCGACCACTGCCTGTCCTTCGTACCAAACCTGAACCGCATGGTTGGCAAGTTGACTGTGAGCTGTGCGCGCATCCCGGTGTGTCCCAACCCGGCCCATCGCTACCAACACGATTTTGTTGGCTGCAAGCGGTGCCGAGCAGCGAACGTCCAGGCAGCTATGATGCTGCGTGCCCGCTTGATGTGCATGGTTGGTTCCGGCAGTTGTATACTGCCGTTGAACTACCTGGCGTATCGGGTGGTGGCGCTCACGCAGGTCTTTGTGCGCAATTTGCGCCAGGCCGATCGTGACCATGTTCGCACTCTCGTGCACGCCGAGCGCCACAAAGCCGTCCTTGTTAGCGATGATGAGCTGTTCGGCCCTGCCCCCCGCTTCATGCACGCGTGTCGTGTTGTGTGGCGTGGGTGGGCAATTGAGGCCGAGCGCCAGCGGGTTGATGTGGGGGCACTGGAGATGTGGGCTGACCAGGTCATAGTGTTCTTGCGCGGCTCTGGAGAGATGCCACGCAGTCCCATCCCGCCTGCGGCGCTGCGAGCGCTGCACATAGAGCTGGGCGATGTTCCACCCTTCGAGATCGATTACCCGGCGCAATGGTGGGCGGATGCAGTGGGGGGGAGGCTGGCCGTCCCGCGCCCCCCCCCGGCACCGCCGTCCGCGGCGGATAGTGATGATGGCTCTGTAGCCATCCCTCCTTCCTATCGCGGCCGGCCTCGGGTGTGGAGGCGGGCGCCTGCATTGGCGCCTCTCCCCCCCCCCCCCCCCCC